CTCCTCTATCAAAGCAAGAAGTTCTTCGATCGTGACAGAAGTGTCGACGGCCGACATCTCACTTGTTGTTGGCGTTCGGCGGCAGTTGTATATGGCCACAACTGCCTCCAATGTCGTTTTGTCGTATGGAACCCCAGACTTGTACGTCCATTCCCATGGCTTGTCTGGGTCCAATTTCACTGGGGTGCGCTTTGCCCCTTTCCTGAGCCTCACAATCGCTTGCGCGAGATCGGCAAGCACAGGGACATGAGCTGAGCAGAGCGTATGCATCTCTGCAATCCCGGTTAAGTGGGCCATCAAATCCTGTTTATCGTCAATGATCCAGCCCATTTTGTATGTGGCCCGCCCAATAGTTTTCCCCCAAAACCAACCCTTTTCAGTAGGGTAGGGACGTTGGCCAAGATATACTGCATCGTACAGCTTCGTGCTGGCTTGCAGTTTGGCTTCAAAACCGAACATGGAAATGTTCGTTGCCATATCTTTACAAAAAATCTCCAGACGCTCCTGAGTACAGTCCGGGATTGACCCAAGACTATCATCCCCGCACACGGAAAGGATGATGTCGCTCTTGCAGCCTTCAACCATCCGTGGCGTTAGGGAGAGCAAAGGCACTTTGAGCCATGCTGCGCAAGCGGACAAGTAAGCAGCAAATCCATTCAAGACGCCATTCGCGAGGGCTGTGTCATCCCTCCCACTAGCGTTCATAACCCTTGCTTGGTACTTGAACGGTCCGATTCGCCCGCGCGGAGCCCTCCAGGCATCCAGTACCTGGTAAAAATCGGGCGCATCCCCGGCGCTCTTTCGATAGAGCCGCTCCATGAAAGCCCAACTCTCAACGGAGTGGGTGTTGTCGTACATTGCATAATCACACCATATGTACACACCCGCTTTGGCCACAAGTCGCTGCAGCCACAAGTGCAACTCCTCGGGGGAGACACTACCATAAAAGATGCAGTTGTCTTTCCCCCATAACTCATGGAGCTTCCAGATCAATGGTTTTAAGATCGGTCCATTGATTGTGTGGGTAACATCGTGAGGCCCTTGGATGAGACGATCCAGCATCTCCACCATTTTGGTTATTCCAGCCTCATCTTTAGCGAAGTCCGGCAGTTTCTCTTGTTTAACAAAGGCAGTAAATTCAGCATACTTACTCCTCCACCCCGTCCGTTGAAACTCCGTATGCGCATCGCTCAGTGGCCCTCGACGCCTACTAGGCATTGTTTTGAGCCAAGCATCAAAAGAGAGGGCCCCGGCCTCAAAATGTGGCAAAAGCAGGGGCACAAATTGGTCAAGCCATTGAAAGATACCTGGCTCGGGGCCAGCAACTTTTGGTATTCGGAAAGCTCGCCCCATCAAAGCTTTGGCTTGATTGTAAATTGTCTTTGCGCTAAGCATCGGACTGCACCCACTACAGCCGATCCCTGCCAAGGAAAGTTGTAGGCGCCGGTCTGGCTGAAATGACCGCAGTTTTGCAAGGTCGGCCTTTTCAAAATCTGTGTACTTCCGTACACTCTTACGGGAGCGCCCCTGTAGTGCTGTCTCTTGGGAAAACCGAACCTTTGCCCCACCAGAGGACACGTCTACAGCAGCCCACTTCTTCGCGCTAGGCGGATATTGCCGGTTCTGTTTCTTGCAAATCCCCGGGTTGCACGTAGGAACACGACCTACAGAATCGGGCGCGACAACTTGCGCGCCAGCCCATGTTATTGCTCCGTTAAGCAACATCATTTGACATTTTTCGCACACCCGGTGTTTCCACCGGTACCTCTTAGGCGGGCGGGCGCAACACGACACACATTGAACTGGATGCGTCCTGTTCTTTACGGCGAATCCAGGGGCTTTTGGATACAGGCGCTCGACATCTTGCAATGTCTTCACCAAGCCCTGGGCAATAGCATATGGCTGGGCCCCAGTTCTGTCATCTTGCGCCATCTCCTCGTTCCGATTGTCATGGAACGTGCTCTGTATCTTCACAGGCAGTTGCTGTGCAAGGAGTGCATATGCCGTTCGGTACTTTGCGTCGAGGGTGGGTGCAACAACCCCCTCTGTCTTCAGGGCCTTGGCCGGGCAAGTCTGCAATTGCACACTGCATAACTCGACACGGCAGCGGAACGGCGCGGGGACGAAACGCTTGCAAACTCTCATTCGGCTAGAGGCTGACGGACGCAATTCAAAAATCGTGTAGTCAAATCCGTCGTGGTTAACCACACAACGCTCCGCAAGCGCCAAGTTCGTATCAGTGCAACGCAAATACTCTACTTTTGCCGGATTAAAGGACCCGTCACATAAAAAGCGCGCGTCTAAGGCGGTGTCCATCTTTCGACAGTACAACAATGTATCTTCTGAGAACTGCAGGCCGCACTTGAGTACTTCTGGATGCAACTGAAACATGTGGGTGGTGGTGCTACCGCACAATGTTCGTAATACCCGCGACCAACGGCTTAGTCCAAGGGCCTGTGTCACCAACAAACCCTTGTGTCCTTCTTCTGGACTCACGGTTAAGGGGTTCCAGCTGGGAGGAAACAAAACACCTCCACCTCCAACGGGGGGGGCACTAGGCCCTACGCAAACCGCCACAACAGGGACCTGCGGACGTTCGCTAGTCCCCTTGCTCTCTGGCCAGTAGTCCTTTGCACTAAAATGCACCCTCGGGGGTAAGGGGGTATAGTCAAAGTCCAGTGTGTGGGCGGGGAATGCACAGTCCCATTTTGGTAGTTCAAGGACATCGATATCAAACCCGCTTCGCCCACGAGGCTCGTAAACGGCCGGGAGCAGCAAATCAAAAGTGAGCGTAAAGGACTCACCCGGTGTGGTCCCACTGGGATAGTCAGGAACAGGGCGGGCACTCGCCCCCCTCTGTTCGGAGATACACCCGTACTCATCTGCCTCAAAGG